ATTTGAGAAACATATATTTAGATAATTGTAAAACATATTCAGATATTAGTGTAGTTATAGAAAATGGTATAGCTAAAGCGTTAATAAAGACAATATACCAGAAGAAAATGTTATCAACATTATTGAAAAAAATTGGAATGATGATTGGTATGAAGTTACAATATATTTTACAGATAAGGAATTATAATAATTAAAGTAAAACAAATATTAGGTAATAATTACTTTTTTACAGAATTACATAAACAATTAGAACAGTTTTTAAACACAATATAATTAAAAGAAATTTTAAGTGTAGTATCATATGGTAGTGTAAGTAGTGTGGTGTTTATTGTAATATACAAAGATTAATAAATAATTGTGTATAATGTATCATATAAATACTTAAAAAAAGGTATAGTAAATGATATTAGAAGCAGTTAAAAACTTTCTTGCTAAAAAAGAATACGAACAACAGTCGGAAGTTCCTAAAGAGAAAATATTAAATGACTTTGATGGAGATGTGTATAGTACTGGTGCGTTTTTTGACGATGATTTTAGTTCTGTATTTAGTGCAAAAGACAAAGCAAATGCTTTAGAAGCTCAAAAATCTAAAATAATGTTATACAGAAACATCGCTAAAACAGAAGAAGTTTTTGAGGCTGTAGATGAAATTGTAAACGAAATTGTGTACACTGAAGAGGGTACAGTCCTTAAACTTCAACTTAATGAAGAAAATGAAAAAATTCAAACAGCTATAGAAACTTCATTTAAAAAAATTCAAGCAATTATGAACACTAATAAAAATATGTACAATATTGTTAAACAATCATACATAGATGGACAATTTATTTTACATTGTGATTATAACTCAACTCTTACTGATGGTCTTAAGAGTGTCAAAATGATTGAGCCAATATATTTTTATTTTGACCAGAAAAAAGAATTATACAAATATCATAATGGTGATAAAGGATTTTTTCAACACTCAAATATTGATAAAAGTATAACATATCCAAAAGAAGAAATTATTAGAACTACATTTGGTCTTGCTGAAGGTAATTTAAATCTTGGTTATTTAGAGTACGGTATTAAAAGTGCTAATCAACTTAGAACATTAGAAGATTTATTAATTCCAATGAGATTTAGTAGAAGTATTTCAAGAAGAGTATTTAATGTAGATACTGGTGAATTAAGTCCTACAAAATCAGAAGCAGCAATGCGTGAAATGAACAAAAAGTTTAAATACAAAAAATTTTACAACACTGACACTGGCGAAATAAGTAACCAGCAACATATTACATCAATGGTTGAAGATTATTGGTTTGCTAATAGATCAGGTGGTAAAGGTACAACTGTAGATGTACTTGACGAAACAGGAAACCTTGGAGAAATTAATGACATTTTATATTTTCAAAAGAAATTATACCGTTCATTAAAAATACCATTAAGTAGAATTTCTGATAACCCAGATGCTACAGAAATGGATTATGAAAATAGTTCAATAAGTCACGATGAAATGAAATTTTTTATGTTTATTTCAAGACTTAGAAAAATATACACTGATATATTTAAAGAGTTACTTAGAAGAGAAATGATTAGTACAGGTGTAATGACTGTTGAAAATTATGAAGAATATAAAAATAAAATTGAAATTGTATTTAATAGCGAAAATGTTTTCTTAGAGAGAATGAAATTAGCTAACTTTACAAATAAATTAGATATTTACGCTACAGCAGCAGAGTACGCTGGTAAATTATTTCCAGTTGAAACAATTCTTAAAGATATCTTTAAGTTTACTGATGAAGAAATTGAAGAAAACTTCTTAAAAATCGCCGAAGAAGAAAAAGATGAAAAATATGCTAAGTTTTATGTAGAGGACGACGGATATTAAAATACATAAGCTTTTTTGCTTGAATTAACACTTTTCAAGCTTTTTTTGCTTATATAGACTTAATATTTACTTAAAAGTTCTAAATAAATTTGATTTATTAATAATGTTATTTTTTACACCACGCTTACAACTCAAATACTGAGAATAAAATCCATCTGAAATATTTTTATATCTTACTTGCATATCTGAATTATTTGCTTTTTTAGACATATTTAAATAATATGTGTATTCATCGAAAGGTTCAGAACATTCTTTAATTGGAACTATTATTTTTGATGTATCTGCTATAGACATTACTGAAATAAACAACAATAATATCATCATTATAATTATTTTTTTACGCATTTACCTTTCCTTTTTACTGGTAGTAACACTGTCGTCTTACCCATATAATCGTGTCTTTCTTTTAAAAGTTTTAATGACGCAAAATTTATCATATATTCATCATATTCGAACCTATTAGTCCCACACTTTTGGTTATTTTCAAATTCATATACTACACTTTTAAGAATGTGCATTTGATTTGACTCTAAATTCCATCCCCACATAAACAGCGATCCCACAAGACCTATTACAAATGTTGCTAATATGTAAAGTTCTTTGAACTTTTTGAGGTATTCTATAAATTTATTCATACAATATTTATATAATTAACTAGTATAAATAACTAAAAGGAGTCAATATGTATATTGCAAAAGGTTATTTTGATACAAAGTTTAAAAAGAGTTTTAAAAAGGGTGATGTAGTTCCATCTGAAATTGCGGAAGTATATTCTAGATATGTAACAAAAGAGAGTGAAGACGAATTATTAGTTGAAACACCATCAGCTGTAGATGTAGTTGTTGAATCTGAATCTGATTTAATTGAAGATAAAATTGAAGATAAAATTGATGATTTAGAAGAAGTTAAAGGTAAAAAGGTAAGAAAAAAGGTTTCTGGAACTAATCCAGACCTAAAAGGTATTATAAATGATAAAAACTAATGACGATTTAATTGATTATATTTTGAGACAGTTGGGTGCACCAAGTGTAGAAGTAGAACTTACTTCTGACCAACTTCAAGATAGTATTGATTATAGTATAAAAGAGTTTAGTTCATTTGCATGGGATGGAGAATTAGAAGAGTCAGTTGTATTAACTGTTGATGGTAGAGGGTCTTACCAATTACCAGACTTTATAACTACAATTATTAATTTTAAATCAATTCAGGGTTTTCAAAATTACGGTCAAAATTATATACCAGATAGATGGTCAGAAGAGTTTTATCGTGCGTTTGAAAGTAATAGTACGGGTATTGAAGCAGTTATTTCAATATCTAACACTTTTACAATGTATGAAAAGTACATGCAAAAGGAAATTAATTATTCTTTTAATCCTTACAAAAATCAAATACAAATTATGGAAGAATTTAGCGGAAATGTAGTAATACATTACACAAAAGAATATACACCTGATAAAAGAGATAAAATATATGACCATCAATGGGTTAAGGACATGAGTGTTGCAAAATCTAGATTTTTACAAAGTACAGTTACTGGTAAATACTCTCAAACATTAATTGGTGGTGCTACTATCAATTACGATGATATGAGAAGTAAAGCAGAAGCAGATATTGAAGATTTAAAAGAGCAATTATTTAACAAATACGGTGGACCAGCACCTATATTAATAATGTAATAAGGACATAAAATGAAATTTAGTGAATTAGTGGAAAGTCCTGTAGGTAAAAAAGGCAGAACATCATTAAAAGATGCAATTGCTCACATATCTCCAGAATTAGAAAAAGAGTTTTTTAAACTAGTAAAGGCAATGGGAGGTAAAACTGTAGCAAATGTTTTACTTAATAATATTACAGTTGCGCCTGTTGGAACAGCTGACTCAGTATTAAAAAGATACCAAGATCAAAACCACAATCAATCAGACAAACTTAAAAAATCTAGACAAATTAAAGAAAGTGGGTTAGAAGAAAAAGCAGAAATTAGTGATGCTGAAGGTGTATTAATTAGTAAAAACATTAAAATCAAATCAAAGTTTGAAACAAAATTTGGTACTGAATTTAAGTTAGCTAAGAAATATAGTGAACAAGAAATTAAAAAAGTACTTCATGATTATAGAGTTACATTTGACGAAGACTCTATTTTTGTTTCTGTATAATATAAATACTTAAAATAGAATTAGGAGAAACAAATGGCTAATATAGCAAATTTAAAACAAGCATTAGGTGCTGGTTGTAGAGTAAATAAATATAGAGTTAATTTTTCTATACCAAGTGCAGTACCAGTTACATCTGAATTACAGAACGCAGATGTACTTTGTAAAGCATCACAATTTCCAGGAGTAACT